AACATTACAGAGAGATCCATGCTTAAGACAGTAAAACTATATGGAGATCTGGCAGATTTTGTAGGATGGAAAGAACAGAAGGCAGAGGTAAGAAATACAAAAGAAGTTATGAAGTTTTTATTATGTAATCATCCAGAATTAGAGAAATATATGATGAATAAATATTATCGAATAGATATGGGAGAATATAATGCAACTAAAGATGATTTATTAAATCCTATAGATAAAGAGATAAAAATAATACCTGTTGTTGAAGGTAAAATTTTTGGATTGATTGGAGGTTTATTATTATCAGGTTTTGCAACTGAATTAGGTGTTGCTATAGGTCTAAAAGTTGGTGCAGGACTTGGTGTCTTTGCGACAGTAGCTACAGGTATAGGTACTGCATTAGCTTTAAACAGTGTTAATAATTATTTAACACCAAAGCCAAAGCCGATGTCATCTTTAGAACCAGAAGATGCTACTGTCAACTTTGCCTTTAGTGGGGTCACAAACGTATCAAGAGCAGGTGTAGCCTTACCTCTTGTATATGGAGATATCTTTGTCGGAAGTATAAATGTATCAAATGGAATTGATACAGACCAGATTGAGGTTTCTGTCTAATGCCATTTGAAGATGATTTTGGTGGAAGTGTATTTCAGTCACATTATTTTGGTGAAATTACAGATAAGCAGTTAGATTCTTATCTCAGGGAATTTGGTAATAGTTCATTAGGAAATGATGTTGTATTTGATGCTGCTGGAAAGTTAGTTGAAATAGAAGGTATCACTGTTGAAACTGGCAGTTACAGTCAGTCAGGAACAACAGTAACAATTACACATGATGGGAGTGAAACAATAAATGTAGGTGATGTTTTAAACGTAATCCTAAATGTTGGTGCTGTTGCTACTGAAGTGAGAGAAGAGCTTACAGTAGCTTCAGTTACTTCATCAACTGTTTTTACTGTTACTCGTACAACTTCTGCTACAGTTTCAGCCGAAGTAGTAAGTTTCTATAAAGAAGATGTTCCTTTAGCTGGAACTTATTCTCAATCAGCAAATACAATCACTGTCACTCACAGTGGTGCAGAAACATTAGCTGTTGGTGATGTTGTTGACCTAAACATAACATCTGGTTCTGGTACAACAGAGAATGTAACTGTCACTTCTGTCACCTCCTCCACAGAATTCAAAGTTGCAAGTAGTACTTCAGTCTCTACATCAGGTAATGCTACGTTTACAAAACAGAATAGTGCAAACATAACAGCAGGTGATGTTGATGGCATACAAACTACAACAGATTCTTTGCTATCTAGTAAACAATCAAATGATCTTATAGATGTTTTATCAGAAGGAGAGATAGCTGGTTTTCATTCACCATTAGAAGCAGGTCTTACGCAAGGAACTGATAAATATAATATCGCAGCATTAAAAGATGTTTTTCTAAATGGAACTCAAGTTTTAAAAAAATCAGCAGATATTAATAATCTTACTGAAGGTGATTTTAATTTTACAAGAGAAGATATAAGTTTTGAACCTAGATTTGGTACTTCCAGTCAGACTTCTTTAGATACAATCAATGAAATAGAATCTGAAACTGCTGTAGGTGTTGAAGTAACAAAAGCAACTCCAGTATCAAGATCTATATCAAATCAAATAGATAAATTAAGAATCACTATTGTATTCCCTTCATTACAAAAATTTAATACATCTGATGGATCTACAAATGGTACACAGGTCAATTTATCTATAAAAATTACAGAAAATAATGGTACAGAACATAGAGTTATTAAAGGAACAAAAGGTGCTGTTATTGGTAAGACAAATACACAGTATTTTAGAGATTATATAATTAAAGGTTTATCAAATCTAAACTATCCAATAACTGCTACAGTCACTAGAGTTACAAATGATTCTACTGATACTAATTTACAGAATAAGTTTAGTTGGTCATCATTTACAGAGATAACAGCAGAACAGAGAGCTTATGTGGATATTGCACATGTTGGATTACGTTTTAATGCTGAATCTTTCAGATCAATACCAACAAGAACATACAGAATAAGAGGAATAAAGGTAAAAATCCCACATAATGCAACTGCTAGATCTGATGGTAGTTTATCTTTTAGTGGTAGTTTTAATGGCACGTTAAAAACAGATAAGGAGTTTACAAACGATCCAGCATGGGTTCTATATGATGTTCTTACGAACACCCGTTACGGAGCGTCCATACCTGAAACAGCAATAGATAAGTTTGCTTTTTATTCTGCGTCTGAATATAACTCAACTCTTATTGATGATGGAGATGGAGGAACAGAAGCTAGATTTAGTTGCAATGTAAATATTAATAATCAGAAGGAAGCATTTGAGCTTATACAGGATCTTTGTTCTGTAATGCGTGTACAGGCTTTTTATGAAGCTGGCAGTATTACCATCTCACAGGACAGACCATCTGATCCTGTCTATACCTTTAATATCTCCAACGTAACTGAAGGTGGTTTCTCATATAGTAATCAAAGTCAAAAGGCCAAGTTTACAAAGATAAATGTAGGTTTTTTTGATATGACAACTCAAGCCATTGACTATGAAACAGTAGATGACACAACAGCACAGTCAAGGTATGGAATAAAGACACAGACTATAAAAAGTTTTGCAACAACATCAAGAGGACAGGCTTCAAGAATGGCAAAATGGCTATTATTTAACCAAAATAATTCATCTGAAATAGTTAACTTCAGTATTACTGCTGAAGCAGGTGTGTTGGTACGTCCTGGACAGATAATATCAGTGGCAGATGAGGTGAAACAGGGAGTCAGAAGAGGTGGAAGAATAAAAACAGGTATCAGTACAACTCAGATAGAAGTTGATGATACAGCATCTACTGATCTTGTTACTTCTAATACTGCAAAACTATCAGTGATCTTATCTGATGGAACGCTTGAAACAAAAGAGATTAGTGATATATCAGGTGCTACTGTTACTGTCTCTTCTGCTTTTTCTTCCGTTCCACAGGCAAATAGTGTTTGGGTAATAGAAAATACAACACTTGAACCTACAACATGGAGAGTCGTAAACGTACAGGAACAGGAGAATCTTACATTCAGTATTACAGCAGCATCACATAACAGTGGTAAATACGATTTTGTAGAAGATGGAACACCTCTACCAGCTAAAAACTTTACTTTAATTACAAAGAAACTACCTGCACCAGAAAACTTAACTGCTTCTGAGTCACTTATTGTTATTAATAATAAAGCAGTTGCAAGATTATCTATATCCTTTGCTGCTGTCAAAGGTGCTATCGGATATTATCTGCAATACAAATTTGAAAATGGAAACTTTATAAATCAACAGGTAAAGGCTACTGATTTTGATTTAGATAATATTACTAATGGTAAGTTTGTTATCAGATAAATCTACTGATATTGATGTATTGCATGGTGGAAACGTAGTTGTAAGACATAGTAATTTAACAAATGGTAGTGGTACGTTTACTAATTCTGTTGACTTAATTCCTGCCTTGCCTGGATCAGTTAGTGAAACTATGCTGCCTGCGATTGATGGTGAATATATACTTAAATTTAGAGATGATGGTGGCAGATTAAGTTCTGGTGAAGCATCTGTTGTTGTTGTTAATCCCGATCCATTACCAAAACTCCTTGTCTTTAATGATAGAGAAGATACAGACTCACCTCCTTTTGGTGGAGCAAAAGTAGATTGTTTTTTTAGTGATGAAGTTAATGGTTTAGTCTTGGGATCTACGGAAACATTAGATTCTGTTGCAGATTTTGATGCTATTTCATCTTTTGATTTTCTTGGTGCTGTAGATACAACAGATGGTGGTACTTATGATTTTGCTAACATCCTTGATCTTGGTGGTGTTCAACCCTTACGTTTAACAAGACATTTTGTAACGCAGGGTTTTTATCCTAATGATTTGATTGATAGTAGATCAGGTAATATCGATATTTGGACTGATTTTGATGCAGCCACAGCATTTGATGTCAATGCAAAACTGTTGGTGGCAGTGACATCTGATGCACCTTCCAATGGATCTAGCTATCAGGACAGTGATTTTACAGGTAAGACATTTAATACCTTTGCAAATGGAACTCATGTTGGTAGAGGATTTAAGTTCAGATGTGAAATGTTGAGTTTTGACCCTGCACAAAGTATTGAAATAGATCAACTAGGATATAAAGCAGAGCTAGACAGAAGAACAGAACAGAAAAGTAATATAAATAGTGGTACAAGTGCATCTGGCCTTGCTGTTACTTTTGACCAATCATTTTTCACAGGTGCTACTGGTACTGATGTTGCAGCAGGCTCACAACTTCCTAGCATTGGTATTACTGCTAATGACTTAGGTGGCACTGATAAGTTTGAATTAACTAATATATCTGGGAGTGGTTTTACAATTAAATTTACAAATGCTGGAAATGCTGTTCAAGATAAAACATTTAGTTATACAGCGGTAGGTTTTGGTCGTGGTAGTTAGTGTTGGTTTAGGATATACTTAAATAAAATTTTGGATTAGGAAATGGCACAACACGATTATGTTATAGATAACTCCACAGGAGCAAACGTCAGGGCTGATATAAATAATGCTTTATTAGCAATATCAAGTAATAATTCTGGATCGTCCGCACCAAGCACTAATTACGCAAGCCAGTTTTTTGCTAATACATCATCCAGCATGATGCAGTTAAGAAATACATCTAATAATGCTCATATAAATTTATTTACGTTAGCAGGAGCGCCAGCTTTTCCTTTAGATGGAACGATAAATAGTATAAATATAGGTAAAGGAGCAAACTCTGTTGCTGGTAACACTGTTCTTGGAGAAAGTGCTTTAGACGCCTCTGTTAGTGGTGGAGAAAATACTGCTATTGGTAAAAATGCTTTAACAGCTTTAACATCAGGTCAGAGTAATACTATTGTTGGAGCATCTTGTGGTGATGCAGTTACAACTGGGTCAGACAATACTGCTATGGGAGTAAGTGCGTTTGGAAGTAATACCACAGGTGCTAATAATACTGCTATTGGAAGAGCTGCTTTGTTTGCTAATACAACAACAAACAACAACACTGGTGTTGGATATCATGCGTTACAGGATAATACTGCACATAACAACACTGCTGTTGGATATAGTTCTTTAAAAGAAAACACAACTGGAACTCAGAACGTAGCAGTGGGTTCTTTAACTTTAAATGCTTCAAATGGTAATTTTTTAACTGGTATTGGTTACCAAGCATTAGGAGCAAATACAACTGGCGATAATAATACTGCTTGCGGGCGTTTTTCATTAGGCAATAACACTACAGCATCAAACAATAGTGCATTTGGATATAACGCTTTATTATCAAACACAACTGGTGACAAAAATATTGCTATAGGTTCAGGAGCATTGCTTGAAAATACTACAGGAGAAAAAAACGTTGCTGTCGGATCTGACTGTTTAGATGCTAATACCACTGGAAATGATAATGTTGCTATTGGTGCATCTGCATTAGGTAAAAATACAACAGCAAGTAATAATACTGCTGTAGGAAGATCAGCTTTATTTGAAAACACAACTGGAACAAAAAATGTAGCGGTGGGTGCTTTAGCTCTAAATGCTAATACAACAGCAAGTAACAACACAGCTTTGGGGTATAACTCTTTATCAGCAAACACTACTGGCAATTTTAATACAGCAATAGGTGATGATGCTCTTGCAGCAAACACTACAGCTTCTAACAATACTGCTGTAGGAAAACACGCTTTGGAATTAAATACAACTGGACATTCTCATGTGGCTATTGGTACTGATTCTTTAAAATCAAATACTACAGGAGCTAGTAACACTGCGATTGGTAAAGATGCTCTATTAGCAAATACTACAGCTAGTAACAACACAGCCGTTGGTACTGATGCCTTAACAACAAACACAACTGGAATTGAAAACGTAGCTGTAGGATCGGGAACTTTAGATGCTAATACTACTGGTGGAACTAACACAGCACTAGGAGCGTTTGCACTTGGAGCAAATACTACAGGAAGCAGTAATACTGCGGTTGGTCAAGCTGCACTTGTAGGAAACACTACAGCAGATAACAATACTTCGGTTGGGTATAGGTCTTTATTAGCAAACACAACTGGAACATCTAACACTGCCGTGGGAGCATTGGCCTTAGATGCTAACACTACTGCTAATAATGCTACAGCAGTGGGGAAAAGTGCTTTAAGTTCTAATACAACTGGAGTTTTAAATACGGCTGTTGGAACTCAATCTCTTGATGCAAATACTACAGGAGGTTCTAATTCTGCTTTAGGTGTAAATGCTTTAGGAGCATGCACTACCGCTTCAGATAACTCTGCTTTTGGTACTTCTGCATTATCAAATTCCACCACAGGTGCATCAAATACTGCTGTTGGTTCTAATGCTTTAAGAGATAACTCCACTGCAAGTAATAATACTGCTGTTGGTAAACATGCATTGCTTGTAAACACAACTGGATCAGAGAACGTGGCAGTAGGTTCTCTTGCCTTAGATGCTAATACTACCGCAGACAATAATACTGCAATCGGTCATAAATCATTATCAGCTACTACAAGCGGAAGTAACAACACAGCAGTTGGATTTGAAGCATTAGAGTCAAATACAACAGGAACACATAATATTGCTATTGGTTTTAGATCATTAGAAGCACACCAAACTGGAACAAAAGACGTAGCCGTTGGTTCTTTTGCTTTAAGTGCAAATACTACTGGAATAGGCAGTACAGCAGTAGGTTATTCGGCACTTTCTGCATCAACTGGTGATAATAATACGGCTCTAGGTCGTGAATCTGGTGATAACGTCACTACTGGTGGTAATAACAGTCTTATAGGTTATAAAGCACAAGCGTCTTCTGCAACTGTAAGCAATGAAATTACTCTTGGCGATGACAACATAACTTCTTTGCGTTGTGCTGATACTTCAATTAGTTCCTTATCTGATAAAAGAGATAAAACTGATATTGTAGATTTAAGTGTTGGTTTAGATTTTATAAATAGTCTTTTACCTCGTCAGTTTAAATGGCAAACTAGAGAAGGATCAATTAAAGATGGTTCTGTAAGAGCAGGTTTCATTGCACAGGAATTACAAGAAGCACAAAAGGGATTAGAATATTTAGATTTAGTTATGGCAGAAAATCCAGAAAAATTAGAAGCAAAACAAGGTAAATTAATTCCTGTATTAGTAAAAGCAATACAAGAGTTATCAGCAAAAGTCACAGCCCTCGAAGCAGGGTAAACTGTAAACAAATCTATTTCTAATTATGGAAGAAAGAA